ACAAAGATACGAAATTAAATTGAATTTTAATAAATATTTGTAAAAATAATTACAATCCTTTTGTTTTTACAGTAATTTTACGTATCTTTGTATTATGGAAAAAGAAGTTATAACTAGATATGTAAATGATAATTGTTCAATTGAACAATTATGCTCTGAGTTTAAGGTCGGAAAACTTAAAATAAAGAAAATATTGTTAGATAATAATATTCCTTTTAAGAAAAGAGGTTCTCAGCCAAAAAATCGAGAATATGTTGAGTTTTCCATGTGTTTGGAAAATAAAGTAATTAAATGTAAAAAATGTGGTATTGAATATAATGATGTTGAAAATAAAAGTGGAACTGCTATTATACACATTAAAGAGTGTTTTCCTGAGACGGATATTCCTACTAAATTTTTAAGATCCGAATATAAGAAAGAACACGGATTGTATTGGCATTTTCAATATTTTGATGTTGTTGAAAAACCTAATCTTGATATTGAATATCTGAAATGTCCCGAATGTGATTGGAAAACAACCGATTTAACAAATAAAACTGGAAGTTTCACTAAGCACATAACTAGAGAACATGACGGAGTATCAGTATTTCTTGAAAGAAATGAAAACTATTTAAAATACTTTGCTACATCAACCAATAAACTAGAAAAAATATCATTTCTTAATGTAAAAGATGATAATCGTGTTACCTGTAACTTATGTGGTAAAAATATGAAAGTAATTTCAAATACCCATTTAAAAAATAAACATAATATTTCTAGCGGTGAATATAAATTGATGTTTCCAAATCAAAAATTATCGTCAAAAACGTCAACAGATATATTTAGAAAAAACACAATTATTGGAAATGAAAATATGTCACCAACATGGACATCAAGAGGGGAACTCGAAATAATGAAATTTATTAAAGATCTTGGAATAAATGTTGAAAAGGGTCGAAATCGGAAATTAATTAATGGAAAAGAAATAGACTTAGTTATGCCCGATCATAAAATTTGTATTGAATATGACGGATTATATTATCATACAGAAAAAATGGGTAAAACCTCAAGATACCATTTAGATAAAACGATTGAGTGTCATAAAATTGGATATGATCTAATACATATTTTCGAGGATGAATGGATTTTAAAGAAACCACTAATTAAAAATAAACTTAAACACTTGTTAAATATAAATGATGGTATTAAGATCGGAGGCAGAAACGTTAAAATATCAAAAATTTCATCGGGATTAAAATCTAAATTTTTAGATGAAAATCATATTCAGGGTAATGATAATTCATCAATTAAATATGGATCATTTTACAATGGTGAATTGGTTGGCGTTATGACATTTAATGAATCTCGTAATATGACAAAGACAATTAAAAATGAATTTGAATTATCCAGATTTGCTATTAAACAAAATTATATTATTAGTGGACTAGCTTCTAAATTTTTAAAAATTTTTATTAATGAATATTCCCCGGAATCAATTATAAGTTTTGCTGACAGAAGATGGTCTCCCAATGAAAAAAATAATTTATACGAAAAAATTGGGTTTAAATTATCTGATATCATTCCCCCAAAATATTACTATTATAATTCAAAAATTAATAGATATAAACGGTTTCATAAATTTGGGTTTGGTAAAAATTCCCTTAAACAAAAATATCCATACTTAGATTTTACTAAATCAGAAAAGGAATTAATGACTGAATTAGGATTTGATAGAATTTGGGACTGTGGTCTATTCAAATATAAAATGGATATAAAATAAGTCCATCATTAGAATTAATATATAATGTGATTAGATTTAAGTATATTCTCTAGTCCCCACATTGGTTGAAGGTTAGATAATGACCAACATTTTTTAAATTCATCATCGTCTACCGATTTAAAATTAAAAGATGATATTGGTAATCGATGATCAACATGCCATTGTCCGTAATTTTCCCACGTCATTCCGTCTTTTAATAATACATCTAAATGATTATATAATTCTTGAGATGTATACCCCAATGTTTTAAATGTTCGTTCATATTTTGTCATATTATTTTCTTTAAGTATGAAATATACTGCGGTTCTAATATTACAATTTAATCTATGAATTGGATCTGTTCGTCTTCGATTATTTTCATAATTTCGGCATCTTTCTTTATGATTATCATTATCTTTTCTCCAATTCTCATGATATGACCTTAAATGTTCTCGATTATCTTTAGCCCAATTTTTATAAATTTTCGAGGTATATTCTTTATTATTATCTCTCCATTTTTTATCAGATATTTTTTTTCCGCCTAGATCGATTCTACCGGTTTTTTTTAATGTAATATCATTTTTTCTTAATAATCTAGTAATAACTCCACGATCAACATTAAATTTAGACGATATTACCCGAGTACTTAATAATTCCTCAGTATACATTTTTTTAATTAATATAATTTCATCATCGTTAAATAGGTGTTTTTTCATATTAATAAATATACATAATTTAAACCAAAAAACAAATTGTTTAATTGAAAAAATAAAAAAAGGAACAATTTCTTGTTCCTTTCTATTATAGAGATTTTTTAAGATTATCTTAAAGTGTCCAAACTGAATACTACGATACCCTTAACGTCAATGACCCCGAAGTACCGGTTATTTACCAACTTTTTCGCGTATCTTGTCATAATACCTTTTATAGGTGTGAAGTTAAATGGGTTGTACATAGTAGGAGTCAGTTGTAGAGGTACGTAAGGTGCGTACACATAACCGGCGTCTAACAATGATTTACCTTTATGTCCAATCAACACTTTATTTGCAGGGAAGTAAGGATCACGATACACTTGGTAACGACCGGCTAATGTTCCGATTTTTTCGATACCCATGTTGTATTGATCTTGCTCAGGACTTGCGTTCGATACGTGGAAGTATTCTAAGTCGTCGAAAACGGCAGAAACTTCAGAAGAGATTACGATCCAGTTAGCACCACCTCTAAGAGTAGTTTTATGGATTTGGGCTGACATTTGGTTGATTCTTGTAACCAACGTTTGATTCCAGTCTTTTTGTGTGTAACCTTGTAAGGTTGCTCCACCGTTACCACCGTATTTCCATTCGTTGTAATCCCATTTAGAGTGCCATGCAGCACCTTTTCTAAGGTCACGAAGGATTTCACGGTCAACTTCAGCAGCGATTTGTTCTGAAAGTAAACTTGTAAGTTCAGCTTCAGCATCGATGTTATGGAAGGCGCTAACGTCTTGTGCAAGTTCTGGAGACCAAGAAGCTCTTAATTTTCTTTCAGTAACCGAAACAGTTACAGATGAAAGGTCGAAAGATACTTCACCGATTTCGTCTTCGAATTCCAATGTGTCATATACACGGTAAACCAATTTGATGTCGCCTGCGGCTGTAAAGTCGGTAGCTAACGTTTGATTAGAAAACCCTGCGGTTGGAGAATAATTTTGTACATCAACACTAATGTAGATAGTACCAGTTTCGTCACAAATGTCTTGGTAAGAACCTTGTGGGTAGTCGTAACGAGTAGCTTTACTACCGTATTCGATCATACCTTTACCGTATTTCATTGTTACTACGTTGAAATTACGAGATACAAAAGTTGTACCACCAGAGTCAGTAACATAAATTTCAGCAGAAGCCAAGAAATCTTCAGTATCCATAACAGAACCGTAAGCTCCGATAAGTTTACCTTGACCGTCTTTTGCAAAACCGGTGAATTTAACAATCAATGTTGATTGAGAAGTTCCGGTTAATGTGTTATCGGCAACAACAGATGCTACACCTTCTGAGAAAGTAATAACTCCGTCACAAGTGTCGGTAACAGCTGAATAACGTCCTTTTGAGTAATCAAAAAGTCCAGTTTCAGGTGAATTACCGTCGCCAGTTTCATAGAAACGGTCATACAAGTTTTTCACGTTAGTGTCATAACCTGCATCTTTACCGTCGTTGTTTCCCGGCATTTTATAAGGTGAATAATGTTCACCATTGTTTCTTTCTTGAATTTTTGGTACAAAGAAGAAAAGTTTTCCGATAGGAAGGTTCATTGCTTGAACAGATACGATGTCATTAGCAAGTAACTTGCTGAATACACGTCTGATAATTGGAAATACAACGGTTTCAAAAGAACCGGATGCATCCGAAACCGCGGCTTCGTTAATAAGATAAGACGCTTGGTTTTCATATAACTGTGCGATATTATCTTTTTGGTGACCATCAAGACCTTCAAGAAATCCTAATTCGTCCCATTTTCTGATGGTATCTTCTTTGATAACTCTAAGGTGTTTCAACCCAATGTTACCAACCATACCTGAATCTAAAAGTGCTCCCATTAATATTGGTTTTTAATTTTTATTTTTATTTTTTATTGTTTTTATTTTACTTTACCCATTAATTCTCTCATTCTTCTGAATTGTGGATTTTCGTAAGTCTTAGACTCCGACAACATTTCAGTTGTTGAGGATTTTGGGGTGATCGTTAGTTTATTTGCAACTGTTTCGGTGATCGGTGTTTTTGTTCCCAATTCAGTTTTAATAGAACTATAAAGATTTTTCGATTCTGTGATCGTAGAAATTGAATCAAATCTTTTTAAAATATTCAGTTTCTCTTGTTTTGTTGTTGAATGTTCTGTGAATAGACGGGTTGCATATGCTAGGTTTGCGTTAAAAACAGCCACTTCATTAATTTTTTCCTTGAATAGAACTAAAGCCTTTTTGTATTCACCGTTTTGTTTTCTAAGTTTAACGAGTTCTTCGTTAATCTCTTCTCTTTTATTACCGGTGTAATATTTCTTTTTACTTTTGATTCCTGCATGATATCCGTTTCCGATTGTACGAGCAGATTCTTCAACTTCACCTTCTTTATCGTCAGCGTCGTTATCCGGTTCTTTATCGTCATCATCTTCTTCATCAAGTTCAATTTCGTAAACAACTTCTTCGTCCAAGTCTTCGTCTTCGTTTCCAAATTTAGGTTCTTCTTCATTACCTTCTTCGTCGCCAAATTCATTACCATCTTCGTTTCCGAATTCAGGTTCTTCATCTTCAGCACCAAAGTCAGGAACTTCTTCACCTTCTCCACCTTCTTCGCCGCCAAAATCAGTTTCTTCATCTCCACCGAGATCACCGAATTCATCATCTGGTAAACCACCTTCAGTTTCGTCGTCACCAAGTTTGATAATATAATCGTTGTCATCAACTGAGAATTCGATTTTATTACCGTCTTTTTTAACTACAATACCGTCTTCAGGTTTCATTGCTTTAAAGACTTTTAAGACTTCATCGTCTGACGCATTGGTCATATCAAGAACGTCTTCTTCGTCATCACCTTCTGATGGAAATTCGTCATCTTCTCCGCCAAATTCACCGTCTTCTGGTGTTTCTTCGTCGTCTGAAAATCCGTCTGTTTCTTCATCATCGGTTGGTTCGTCGTTTATCGAAGTATCTTCATCTCCAGATTCATCATCTGTAACATCTTTTTCTTCTTCTTCAGGAAATTTATTTTCTTCCTCTTCTTCCATTGATTCTTTTAGCAAATCTTTTAGTTCTCTCTTCATCGTAGATGCGAGTATACCCTTTGCGTTTGCTTTAACGGCTTCCTCAAGTGTTTCGACTTGAAGTAGAGCTTGTTCTAAAATGGATTTTTGATTCATTTGTAATTGTTTGTTTGTTATAAATACTTTTATTTTATTAAAAATTTACTTTTAGGTGTCGTTAACCGAATATTTTTTATTATTTCGATAAAAAACTATCTAATCTTCCCATCAATGACATAATTTTACTGTCGATAACAGGTTTTTCTTGTACTGATTCTTGGTATTTGTCTCTATCGGCTAGATCCTTAAAAACATATGCTCCGGGAGTTGATGGCGATGATACCAAATCAAAACATACAAGTTCGAAGTCGTCTTGTACCACGTTCTGACCTTTCATTTCTTTTAATGATCCAACACCGCGTGAAGATATACCCAATGTCGCTCCGTTCATAATTAACATTGCGGCTTGGTCGCCTTTACAACTAACAATACCCATTTTTCTCCAACCGGGTGATGTGAATAATTTAATTTTACCCATTAAAATATTACCGTCCCACCACGTTTCGGTGATTGAATGGGATACTCTGTCTAAATCTATTAATGATGATGAGGGGTGATTGAGTTCATTTAATGCTCCACCTTTTTGGATAAGGACTTGGTACTTTTCGTTTTCCCGCATTAAAATGTTCTTTGGATAATACCTACCATTTTTATTTGGGGTATCATACTTCTGTAAAACAGCAAAAAGGATAAGGTCTTCTGAAAAGTCCATATCCTTCATCTCTGAAATTATTCGTCTATTATTTACATCGTTAGGGGAAATATAACCGGCGTCATATTCAACTAAAATTCCCCGTCCAACTTCGTGTGGGCCTAATATCTTTAATGTGTTCATTTATAGATTTTATTACTATAAATACAACACACTTGAAGTTATTTCTTATTTACGTGAAAATTAAATAGGTTTTTATCGGTTAAATCATTATCAATAATATTTTGGAGTATTGATTGTATATGATTTTTTGTTTCACATGACCGAATATCAAACATTTTTTTTGTGAATAATGTTACCTCTAAATTCATAAAGGATTTCTTACCCATTTTAATACCCTTTGTTCTAATATCAATATCAACGATATTCTCTTTTTTAAATAACTCAGAATCAAGTTCGTTGACATGCAATTTTATACATCGTTTAGTCTTTGATAATATTGAGTTGTAATTAACAATCTCATCTTCGGGTTCTACCCATGAATTTAGTTTTAAATAAATTGTTTTTAAATTTTTGTGATCAACAGTACCATATCCGATTTTAACATTTTCGTATGACCCCAATGTGATGTATTTTCCCGCTTTCATTAAATTTTCTCATATAACATAAATTTTATGGTGTTAAACAAAGATACGGAAAAAAAATCTTAATACCAAATAAAAACCCCCGATTTTGTGTCGGGGGTCAAATAAGGGATAATTAAAATCAGTTCTTTAGTTCTTTTAATCTATAATAATTTAGTTTTGTCGGTTTCATACCATTTAATTCCTTGGATGTTTCAAGTAATCTACTTTTTAGTTCATCTGATCCAGTATCCTCAGCGATTAATTTACCGATGGTAGTTTGTACATTTTCTTTTAGTTCAATAAACGCAACTTCTAAATCAGTATCGTTGAGTGTAAGAATAGTATTTAATTCAAGTTTATCCGATTCAGTTAATGTTTGATTATACAACACGTTAAAATTTCCAACTAGAACTGCATTTAATAAACTTTCGTTTACTGTTGTTTTTGTTATATCCGGATCAGTTACTTGTTCTTTTTTAGAAATTAAATGTTCAACCAATTTATTTTTAGCCATTAATTTTTTGTCAATATTGAATAATGAGTCGTTTTCCAATAATTGATCAATGGTATTATAAATTTCGTTTTCATTAATCTCAACACCACTAACCTTTTTATTCAGTCGAGAACTTATTCCATTAGCACTGATAAGTTTAGGTTTTAATAATGCAATCATTTCCTCAATATACTGTTTAGCAGTTTCTTTATCTGGTAATGTTTTATTCTCCAATTCTTCATAGAACAAATATAAGTCCCGGAAGTCACGATTTTTCTTAACGGTATTAAAGATGTCTTTAAATTCAGACATGTTCCCGGTTGCATAAGATTCTGTTAATTTTGTTACAATTTTTGTCTTTAAGACCCCAAATTTATTCATTTTGTTATTGGTTTATAATATCATTTAGTTTATGTTCTATTTCATAAATATTAGATTGACCCTTATTTATACTATTAAGATCATCAATTGTTATATCTTCTTTCATGTTCGACATTAAATCACGTTTTTTAATCGTTTCACTTAATGGTTCTGAGGGAGGTGCTCCCGCGGCTGATGCCGGTTCTGATGCCGGTTCGGATCCCATGTCTGGTATACTACTACCGCCTCCACCACCCATAGCGCCACCCGGAGGTTCAGCGCCTTCTGCCGGTGGGGCTGACTCAAGTTGTTTTCTTTCTTCTTCTGAAATACCATATTTTTTATCTACTTCATCGAATACTCCTGAACGTTTAATAATAAACTGAGTATTTGTTAATTCAAATCCCATTGCACGTTCAAGACGTTGTTGTTGTAAGTCAAGGACAACTTCATTATCACTCATACCGAGGATGTTTTTCTTAGCCCACGTGTGTGATACCGGTAAGATTCCCATTTGTGATTGATCGGAAGTTGCATCCTTATATAATGTAATTTTTTCTTTCCATAAATCCATCTTCAATAAATCAGATTGTGCTGATGGATTAGTTAACGATAGTGAGAAATTACTTAATTCATCTTCCAATCCTAAAAGGTAAAGTTGAATTAAAGCAACCTTATTCAATTCTTGTACTAATGATTTTTGGATCCTATTAATGGTTCTCGAAAAACGAATGTCCATTAATGCTAAATTTTTTCCATCCCCAACAACGTCCTCAAAACCTAAGAAGGCTTTCGGTATACGAAGTGCGGCGAGTAATTTCTTTTGGATATATTCAATATCAGCAATTTCACCTAAGTTTTGTGCTCCCGGTAATGTTTCAATTGGCATTGTTGCAGATGGATCACGAACAGGAATAAAATAATCTTGGTCAACAGCCATTTGGTTGTATCTCATATCCACTTGACCGTTTTTTTGGTCAACAATTTGATCACGTTTAAATTTGTTTGCTATTCTTTGTACATATGGTTCAATATCCTTATCGTCCATATTTCCAACGAAAATTTTAAACACACGTCTTTCTGGTGCTCTTGACGTTCTGTAAATTAGCATAGCATCTTCAGCTAATAGAAGTTGTTTCCATATTCTTCTAATTTTATCCAACATTGATGTACCGTATGGAAGTTTTCTATCATCGCCTAAAATTCTAAAATGGGCAATTTCCCATGATTGAAATTCCATATCTTTATTTTTCCATGAAAATCTTAATTCCCGGGTTGGAAATTTTGATGTTACCTGTGATGTTTGATTTGGATGACTTCCAGACGCCCCCTCGACTCTTTCAATTTCAATATTCGGAAGTTGTTGACAACCGATGATACCGTTTTCAGGGTCAATTTTTAAATACACAAAATCGTCGCCATATTTACACATTCCACGAGCCCACATTTGTAAATTCGTGTTGATATCAAGGATATTTTCGAATAGATCTGTTAAAATATTTTGTATTCTTTTTGAATCGGAATATATTGTTAAAATATGACCCTTTTCAGACATAGTGGTAGATTCCTCAGCATAAATGTCTAATGCCGCTGAAATTTCCGGGGTGAATTCCATACTTTCGTAATCATAATATGCAGATAATCTATTTGGTTCATAATAAACTGATTGATTATACAACGATTGATCCATTTTAGACCATTTATCGGCAATGTATTGACTCTGTTGAGCTTGTAATAATGCCTTTTCATAATCTTCTTTACTATCAGTCTTCAATAATTCATCTTTATTGAACTTAAAAGATGGTGGTTCTTTAATTTGACCTTGAAACCCGAAAGTTTTAGTTAATTTCTGAAAAATCGTTAAATTTTGTTTTTCCATGTATATAAATAGTTAGTAGTAATATAAAGATTTTTTTTAAAAAAAGGAAGGTTATCGGCCTTTCTTAAATAACCACGAATACTCTTTATACATATCCGCATTACTTTGTACCTGTCCGCCGGTAAATAATGAGTTATCTACGGACATTGATCCTATTGGATCAAACGACCCTCCGTATGAATAAAATGATTTATTTGGATCATATGTTCTTTCAGTTAATGCCCATGAATCCAACATCGCTTTATTTGTATTTTCATTTCTATTTAATTGAGAGAAACATATTTCACCAATATACATAGCTATTGCCATACTCATAATGGAGTCATCATGACAACCTTTCATGTGATCTGGTCTACCGTTAATATAAACAAATGTGTTTATCTCATTCAACAATCTTATTGATCTGACAATAAATCCGTGTCTTAATTGTTCTTCAAATGACGCAACAATCTGTGACCGTTTATTATTGAAATTTATTCCCGGAATTTTTTCCATCAGTTTACTATTATATGCCCAGATATCTTGTGAATTGATTCCGTCAATATATAAACTTTTGTATTCCATTTCTTGAAGTTTTCTTGAGGTAGCAACACCCATACCACCGGTAATATCAATTACAATAAACGCACTATAATACATACCCCATTTATATGCAACGGTTGCTAAGTCATCCGGTGGCATTTTACCGACATATTCGAGAACTTGTTCGTTGGTATCAAAATCAATTATGTTAATTCCAGAAGAGTCCTCACTATCCCCCCGGGACACGTCAACGCCCATAATGTATCTATGATCTTTTTCTGGTTCTTTCCATTGCCAAAGTTGACCGGACATATATTTCTCAGATGGGTCTTTAATCATGGTTTTACCTATGATTTCTTGAGTTTCTCTGGGTATTACATCATCACCAGATCCAAGAAAGTCACATTCAAGTTCTTGCGCAATTTTTCTCTTGTCAAATTTTAGTTTTTTTGACATTCGTTCAAACCATGGGGAAAATGGTTTATAACCGTCGCTTAAAAGAGTATCAAACTCCTCTTTATTGTTATTTATAATAGTAATTTCACTATCATTATAATCATCACGATTTAACATATAATAAACAATATCTTTCACCTTCAACCAATGTAATCCTATTGAGTATCTAGGGTCATTATACCACCTTAAATCTGTTATATGAAAGTCATTATCACCACGGATTGATTGTTCATATACGGGGTAATAAATAGGGTCATGGCCATGGGGGGTTGAGATTAGAATAATTTTACCCCCGGTAGATAATGATGCCATGGAAGCCGCCCAGAAATCGTCACCTGCTTCAATATATGCCGCCTCATCGAAAATTAGTATTGTAGGAGTGTATCCACGTAAAGCATCGGTAGATGTTGCAACCGCTTTAACTTCACAGTCGTTATTCAATTTATATCTACTTTCGGAGTTTTTATCCGGGGAGAAACCGACATTCATCCAATCTGGCCATTGAGCCAAAAAATGTCTAATTTTATTTGCCATTTCAATTGCAGTATCACGTTTATTCGCTACAATTAAAATTCTCTCAGGGCTTTCTTTTTTTGCTATTTGTAATTTTTTGGATAACCAAGCGGCGGTCACGGTTGTAACACCGGCTTGTCGATATTTTTTTGTTATGTTTTCATTATATTCTTCGTAATCATTAATCAATGTTATTTGATCCGGGAATAAGGCTAATGGTACATTTTTTTTTTGGGTATTGTCAAATGTTTGAAGATACGTTTTTAACGCATATGGAGTATCGGTTATAATACGGGCATATTCTTTTATTTGATCTAACTTTGTATTCATACATATAAATACAAAAAAAAGGCGGAAATGACTCCGCCTTTTGATTATTAGATCTTTAAATATTAACGTCCACGTTCTTTTCTGTCAGCTAAATATGCATTTATCTGTGCGTCAGTGTCTAATGTTGGATTGTCAAAATCACCGTAAATTGGTGTTTCCGTTTCTGTTTCAGGTCTATGATTCATATTGTTTATGAGGGCATCAATTTCATCATCAGGAGTTTCATCCGTAATGTTTTGGAGTTCATTATGAAATTCATCTATTGTTTCTTCAACCGGTTCGTCATTTAACATTTCACGAACACCTCTCATTAATTCTTCAATCATTCTTCTACCTCTTGGCGTCGTACCCATAATTTCTCTCATAAACACTAAGAAATTTTTTGCAGGTAACTCGAAAATTGCCATTAACAAATAATTCTGTAAGTGTCGTTGATTTTCATCAATAAGTATTTCTTCGGGAAATTGACTTCTTAACCTATCCCAAATTGCTGGCCCTAATCTCAAATCCCAAATTTCCTCATCTAAAGTATCTTCAGATTCTTGAGTTGATATTAATGTTTCAACATCTTCGACTTCACCATTGTCACCCGGTCTTCTACCGTGTATAGCAATAATTTCCATCAGACCTTTAATGATTTCATGTATTAATATGGGGAAATTTACTGCTCTAACTTTAAGACCCGGTTTTGGTTGGTTATTTTCTTCGTCACCATTTTCATCGTCTTCATCACCCATTCCACCTTGAGTATCAACACTTTCTTTTCCTGCAACGGCACCTGTTCCACCCGGGTTCAATTGTTCCATGTCAGCATCACCGATTTGCCAATATTGTGCGTCGTTAACTGACATTAAAATACCGTAACTATTAATTAATGTCTCTGATCCTGTTATTCTTCTCAACTCAGGTTCCACTAAATGATACATATAATGTCCTCTTTTTGCGGATCCTTGAATGATATTATTAATCAAACGACGTTTGGCCTTTTCCATATTCAGATCAACCAGATCTTCATATAAATGTTCTTCAACATTTTGAGCTTCTTCAGGTTCTTCTTGATCAGGTTCTTCCTGATTTGGTTGTTGTTGTTGTTGATTAGGTTGTTGTTCAGGTTGATTTGGGTTAGTTCTATTAAAATCATCAATATCAAATTCACCCGGATTAACAATTTCCACATCGAATCTAATAACGTTTGGGTCAACTTCCATTTCTTTACAAGCAAGATTTATTGCCAATTGAATCAATTCATCTTTATGTGCAGCCTCAATCCGAACAATATTTTCATGAGCTTGCATCATCATCATCAATAA